TGGTTTCTGATGTGACCCATTGGATCTTCACCAGCAGCCAAGATAGCAACATCATCTACAGCATAAGCAAATGCTCTATGGCAGATTGTTGCAACCTGTGTGCCTGTACCAATTTTCTGTGGTGTTAAATAACCAGCAGTAGATGTACCCCAGTTTGCAGCACCAGTTAGAATTTCTTCCGTTGGAGCGATTGGGTTGAACTCTGGAACTTGGATTCTTGTTCCACCTTCTGTTGCATCAAGAAGTGCATTACGAGTAATAGCACCAGACTTGATAAAAGCACTACGCTCTTTGATAGCTTCGGAAACGTAAGTACTAAAATTATTTCTCTTAACGACATCCGCTAATAGGACACCGCCAGAGTAATTCTGAAACGGAGCAGCCATTCAGATTTACCTTTAAACTTTTTGCGATACCCTAATCACAGATAAGGGCATTAGTTTCACGGAAACTAACTATTTTTATTGAGCCTCCCTCTTCAGCACTGCTGCGAGGTCGGGGTTCTCATTCTCCATTATAATCTGTTGCGTCAAATTGCCAGTCTTCCAAGGATTAATTACTCCACCTGACACATTTGATACAGGACTAGGCTTCGCACCCATACCAGCAGCACTGCTTGGCTTAAAATGATGTTCGTATCCACTACCAGGATTTTTTAGGGTAGAAATAAAAGTATTTAAGTCCTGCTCAACACCACCATTTAAAACAACTACCTTACCCTCGGCATTTCTCTGTAGCTTATTTTGTATTAAAGAAAGCATTTGCTCTGCATTTATAGCACCCGAATTACTAATAGCTGCAAGTGCTGTTGTTTTTGTAGATGCTACTTCATTAGAAGTTTTTAAATCTTCTAAACTCTGTTTAAGAGACATATTTTCTTGCTGCATCTCTTGATTGGTTTTATTTGCTTCTTCCCAAAGAGTTTTCCATTGTCCTTGATCTTCAAGTTCCTTGGTACGTTCTGCTTCTTTTTTCTTGTAAACTTCGTCTAATTTAGACTTTGCACCCTTAAATTTTTCTTCTGCCTCTAGTGCTTCTTTACGAGCAGCAGCTAATTTTGCTTCATACTCTGCTTTTACTGCATCTAAATTTGGTGCTTGTGGTTGTGAAGGAGTTTCAGCCACGGGCTGATCAGCAGAAGTCACGGACTCAGGCTGAACTACTTTTTCTTCGATAGCCATAGATTAGTCGGATAGTGGGCTTGTAGATTTTTTCTTA